TATAAATTTGTCAAGGGACAAAAGGGACTTGACTTTACTTTAAAAATGGATTATCTTAACTATGTTATGGGTTAATGAATTGCTTTACTTAATCTATGTTCATATAGTTCTGCGTCTTCCATCTCTTCTTCAGCAGCAATTTCTTCTTCAAATTCAAAATGCATTTCTTTTGAATCAGGTTCGTTCATATCGTTTTCAAATTTTTGCATATCTTCATCATCCCACTTATTAATAAGTCTTAATACCTGTTCATAATAAGCGGCAATGCCGGGGGAAGCTTCTGCAATTAAAATAATGTCAGAAGGTTTTATATGAAAAAATGATTCCTCAGTGAACGGTTGCACCCACCTTGACAAGTTGCATTGTTCAACTGGGCCTTTTTTGGTCATAACAGGGTAAGTCTTTATCTGTAAAGGAAAGCTAATTTCATAACCATCATCAAAAGAAGATTGATCGACAACACAAACAATGTTTTCGCCATTTACTAGTTTGATAATTTTGTAATCAGTATTCATTTTAATTTTACCTTGCTAATTTCGTAGTTAAATTGTTCTTCATTGTAAATATTTAGTCGTTCTGTGAAGTGGGAGAGAGTGTAGTTTTGTCTTGACCCTTGTTTGAAATCATCGGACAAATCAAACAATCGAACATCCATTTTGCTTTCAGACCTACGCAAGCCTCTTCCGACAGACTGCAAGACTCTAATTTTAGATTTTGAGGGCGAGGCAAACACGATGTTATTAATGTTGCGAATATTAATACCAGTACTAAAAGTGCCATACGATGCAATGATAATGGCATCCTTTTCATCTTCAACAATACCTCTTATTCTTTCTCTCTCTAAGCTATCCACACCACCATAAACAAAAAAGACTTTTCTATCTTTTGCAGCTTCATTTACAGAATCATATAATACTTTACCGTGTTTTTCTACAAGTTGGAATAGACACAAAGTGTTACCATTAAGGTGTAGTAACAGGTCACTAATAAACTTATTTCTTTTTTCATTTCCGACAATATATTGAAGTTCTTCAGCATAAGTCATCCTTTCCCTTATGTTACTATGTTTTAATATTATACACTTTATTTTTAAATTTGCAAGTGTTTTTTTATCAATAAGTTCTTTAGTCGATACTACTTTTTCCGCCGGGCCAAACAATCCTTCTAAAACAAGTCTGTGTGTTTGTGTTCCATCCAACGTACCAGTTAAACCAAATCGATATTTACATTGATGTAATTTTGTCATAATACCAGTGAGAGATTTTGCTTTAAACAAGTGAGCTTCATCACCAATTACACAACCAAAATCTTCAAAATATTTTCTAGGCATTTTATAGATAGATTGCCAAGTCGATATCACAACGTCCTTGGTTACTTTACGATCATGGCCCTGATATATCTTTTGACAATATGTACCAGAGCTCCACCCATAGTCTTCAAAATCAGAGTACATTTGTTCCACCAAAGATGTAGTGGGAACAAGAATTAATATTTTCTCCCCTGCCATTTGATAATAACGAACAAGAGAATATATTATTAACGACTTACCAGAAGCAGTAGGACTAACAAGTAAAGCACGATTTCGGGACAAGGCATGATGTACTGCGTTAATCTGGTAGTCACGCACTTGAGCGACTTCCCTTTGGATTTGGGTCGAAGTGATCTGATGAAATCTCTAACAACTTGATGAACAACATCCCGCTCATTTTCTACTCCTTCTTCTACTATATATTCAATCTTGTTTCTTGAACAAAATTCTTTTACATAGTACAATAACCCATAATATATTTCACCAGAAGCAGGACTAAACAGACGTATCTTTCCATCCCACATACGATTTTTGTACATGGGCATAAATTTAGCACCCGGCACCTCAAAAGTAAAGAACTCAGATAGTTCCTGATTTTGTGAGGGTGTCAAATCAGATATTACAATATATGCTTCATTCTTTTTAGATACTCGCATTTTGTAAAGTGCCCGGCTCGCCGTATTCACCTCTTATTATAGTATTCCAAGATAGAGATATACGTTCATCTGTATTTGATGGCACCCAATGTTGTAACCAAGAAGGAAATATAACACCTGTTCCTGTAGCAGAAGGTACTTGCCAAACTCCGCTATTTTCCATATTTACGTTTGCCCTTCTTGGTTTTAGAACTTTTGTTTGAGCTCTTGGATCAAAAAATTGTGTTCCAGAACTATTGTCCGTTGCTTTAAGATAATATACACCAGACAAAAGAGAATTAGCATGTGTATGTGGTGGGTGTACACTACCATCCACTTGAAGGTTAGCCCACATCTGAGTGACTTCAACCTCTTGTTTTTCATAACCCTCTTGATTAAAGATACCACCACAAATATTTTTAACAAATTCTGTAAATGGTTTAAATGATTCAAGATTTTGTAAATCATCTCTACCCTGATACATACCGAAACCAACATCTTTACCAGATTCTATTTCACGATAATTTGTTTTCAAATCAACTTTAAGATCAGTTTCCATTTTATCATGGTGTTGTAGAATATTAACATCAGTATTAAAACAATATATATTTGTTGGCCAGAGTTTTGTTCTCTCTATCTTTACATTAGCCATGTCACTATGCTCCATCTTGTTCCTTTTGTAACAGTTAATGCTTCATGACGAAACATAAAGTTAGAAGGAAATATAATTGCTGAACCCTTCTCTGGTTGAAATTTTTTACATGCTACATAAAATTCACCGCCCTCATAATCATCATTTAAATATAAAAGTGCAGACACTTGTGGAAAACCATATTCCTGTCCATGACTATGATGAATTAAGTCAGCATGATTGCTCATAAAACCACCAACACCATACCGATTTATTCTAAAATCTGTTGTGCGGTCTACCGCAAATGTTGGGTGATCAGCTGCATATCTTTGAATAACAAGTTCATATGAATCTTTAATCTCTTGATAATATGGACCGCCTGCTCTCACCCAACACTCATCCATTTTTACACGTTCATCACTATTGGGTAATTTCCCATCATGAGCAGAATAAGTGGACTTTGTAAAATTATATGATTCATAATTCATAATACTGTCACATATTTCAGACGGAACGCAATTCCTATAATAACCAATGTATTTTTCAATATCCATTATATCATTCCAGCTTCAAACTTCTTCCATTCAATAGCATTTTTAGTATCCCAACCCCTATTGTCAATTGATCTTATTATACCTTCAATATATTTTACCACTGTCTCCAAATAAGTTATCTTATTTGACAGGTTAATAATTTCCTCATCGGAAGTGATATACATTTGAAGGTCTGTTTTGAGAACCTTTAGGTCAAAAGGTTTTGCGACATATATTTTTGCATCAGCTTTACCACCGTAATATTCCCACTTCTCACGGTATAACTTTTGGTAGTCGCCTTTGTTCTTTGTAAGCAAAAGTTCAAATCTACTTTTGTAGTCTAACCACTTTGCCTTTATCTCTTGATTTTTAAAAGCTTCTTGGTCAAGATGCTCTTGGTTGGTAATGGGTAAGTCTTTGTATGCTTCTTGTTTCAATTCATCTAAATTCATAATGTACCTTGTTTCAAAAAAATGAGCAGAGTATGATTCCTCTCTTTGTCTATTTTGACCCTAGTGAGCCGCAGCGAGTCGTCACTAGAGATTAAGTCTAAGATTATGAAAATTTGTTAAAGTTTATCATAATCTCTGCTCGAATTTATTTATAATGTTCTAAACTCATAAATCTGATAAGCAAACTCCGCTGTAGTAGAAATATATTCTACATCAGTTGCATCTTGTGAATAATCTAATCCGCCTAAAGATACTGGAAAGATATTTTGAAAATCAACTTCCACGATAGGATTATTTTTATTGGAAAGAACCATAAGGTTTGCATCAGAGTACATTGCCCGATCTGGCGTTGGTGCTTCCACAGTTCCTATATCAGTTGTTGATCCTAATGGATCAGTGGGTGTATTAGATGTAACATCCCTATGTGTAGAAAACTGTGTTCTCTTACTTGGAAAACCAGCACCTGTCATCCAGTTATGAAGAGATATATAGTTCTCCAAATACTCATCAACAATAAAAGTTAAAGTCAAATTTTCATACTCTAACTTTTCACCCATAATAGGAATATTTTTGAATGGTGTTGGTTGTTGAACAACGCCCAAAGTTATGCCGGGGAGATTTACAGCTGTCCCAAAGAATTCCACTTTCGGTAATTGATGTATACCAAAACGAAATTGAGTCGGACTAGCATAATCCAGTTTTGTTGGTTGTCTAGCAACTGGTGATTGTGAAGTGGCCATTTACATTATCCTGTTAACTAAATCACTATGATTTTCAGTGGTTGATAACATTCCCCAGCTCTTGATCCAATTAGCAGTTCTCTCCAATTCGTCTTCTGGTATAGGTGCTGGTTCGACCACTACAATCCTGCTCTCTTGTAAATCAGAAACATTTAAAGTACCAATCTCAGGGTCTTTTTCTTTATGATAATCAATAAAGTATTGTAAATATTTTTTCTTATTTGCATTAATTCGATACACTGCTTCACATACAGCACTATTAAATTTAGAATAGGTTTCTGCATCTATTTTATCTGATGCAACTTCTGTTCCATGATAGAAAGCACTTGCAACCACTCTACAACCATTTTTCTCTGCAAGTGTTAGATATGGTTCTGTCAGAGTTGTTGCCTCTACCATACCAGACATCATTGCATCATAACGATGGCGTGATCCATTTGGTGCGCTACAAACATTTATCTGATCTCTTTCTAGAAACCCCTCTAGCATATGCAATGCCAAATAGTGTGTACCAAAATAAAATGGAACGCCTACCATTTTACCAGCTAACTGTTGGGGAGTATATACTTCGGATTCTGGTCTTACCACAAGTCCGGCAAATGATACAATTGATCTACGTCCTATCTGTCTACCGCTATCCACTTCAGAATCTTGAACTCTACAATAGTTGCCCCACTCACAGGCATTGTACATGTCTGCTTTACCTTGCTCAAACAATTTACCATGACTAGAATGTGGGTCTACCTCATTAGGGTCTGTAATATCTATTGCAGTAGGTTTTATAATTTCTACATTATTTTCTGTAGGATCACGATCTACCCACTTGATATTTAAACCCTCTAATGCGAAAAGGCCTTCTTCATAAGCAACAAGTTCTGCTAATCCTTGGAATGGAGCAGTTGTTTCTAAATTTAATGTTTTCATATAACTATTTATAACAAACAAAAGGGAGGCCCGAAGACCTCCCTAAGTTTATTACGCACTTTTATTATTACTCTACTCTTACATAAGGTTGGTAACTTTAACCCTACGATACCAAGCGTTGGTGTTCGCATCCAGTGAAGCATCGGAGTTAACCGTGTCACCAGCAGCAACCGCTCCAGAAGCAGCAAACGGATTTGCAGCCATTCCGTAACGAGTTTTGAAACCAATCTTGGGCTGGAAGGAACTTTCACCAACCGCACGAACCATTTGTAGAGGCACGTATGGGCAGTAGAAGAAACCAGCATCATAAGGAGAAGTACCCTTATAACCACAGACATAGTACTGAGAAGCAGCTACGTTTGCACTGTAAGGATCAACATATACCTTATAACGACCATTCATCACGCCAGCAAATGTAGCAGATGTGTCGTCTACGTTAAGATTGTTGTTGAGGGCAGGTGTGTAATCAAGAACACCAGCCATCTGAAGGGCAGAAGCGACATCAGCAGAGCAGATGATCATGTTACCCTTGCCGCGGCGAGTCTGTTGACCAATCGCATTGGCATCACGTTCAATGGCAAACATTAGACCCTTGAACTTTTCAACTGACCAACGACCATTCGAGTCGGTGTCCAGATCAAAGATACCAGCAGTTGTCGTATTAACCTGAGCACCAGCAACAGCGGTAACATACAGGGAACGAACAACTTCACGGTTGATTTCTGCGAGAATTTCAGAACTCAGAATGTTCGCAAGTTCTGTCTCGGCATCAAGACCGTGGATCGCTTTCAAGTCCTGAGCAAGTTCCATCGTGTACTCAGCTTTGAGGGCACGGGAAACCGCTGTAACTGTGGACTTTTCAATGCTGAACGCCATTTGTGCGAAAGCGTTTGTACCACTGTCACCCAAGGCTTCACCCTGTGTTCGTGTCATACCAGTTGCACTTGTGTAAGTACCAGCAGAAGGACTGTCGTTAAGAACGGCAGGGTTTGTTTCTGTGGAACCAACATCGC